ATCAAATTTGGATCGGGCAACAAATTACCATACACATTTTCATTAATTATGTTGATGTTGGAGTCTATTATGTAAAGCGATCCATTATTTAATGATGCAAATAGCCGCAATCCTTTAAAATACATGATGATTCTAGCTGGATGATGATTAAACCTATGGTCGGTCAACTCTATGAATAATTTGGTATTAAAGTCATATGCCAAAGTCCAGTTGTCCGCCGGATTAAAGAACGTTAATTGATAAAATAGGTGGCCGCCAGACCTGTACATTTCGCCCGTAGATTGCTGTGGGAACTTTATTTTACGCAATCTATGGTCTATGCCATCAGTTGATATTCGCATGGTTTGTTGGCCATTGTACGCAATTATAATCGGTGTTGAGTCCTCATTTGCTCCAAGCCAGACCAAATATTCATCATTATCGGCAATAGTAGAAACTGATAAACATCCGTAATCGACATTGCGCGTTGGATTTCTAATATAGAATTGCAAGCCACCCACTTGCGTCCAAATTTCTGAAACCGTATAGCCAAACACCATGACATTGTTAGATTGCCCGGGGATCTTTTTGACGGCCACTGCAAAATCTGATTTAGTTTGAAGCGCTAGAACTTTCTGTAAGACAAGACTTGTATTGCCGGATGGAAAATAAACGTACCAAGTAGAGCCAACAGATGTAGTGATTCCGTTGCCAAACAGAAAGAAACTATTATGATATTCTACGTAGTTAGGAACAAGATTGGCATCAAGTGTTTGCGTTACGAGTGTAGTGTTTGGTGAACCGTAATAGTAAATATATGCATTGGTACCATCAACTATGCAAATCTGAGATGCCAGGTTTTCAGCAATGCTTACCTCGCCTGTATATGTAACAAGCGGTGGCGTAAGTTGAACGGCCTTTCTATTTGGCAATATTTTGTAAACGTACTGATTCACAACTACGATTATGAAATCACCTCGTGTGGATACATATCCACCACGACACTCCCCCTCTGGTAAAATTTCTATATATTTTTGATAGCCAGGAAAATTAACCATGAAAACATCGGATTTTTGCTCATCTCCGCCAGAGGATGGATACATATTCCATGTATGCTCATTATTTAATTTGCTATATCGCCCAAACGATGAGCCTCCGACAATTTTTACAACGGCAGGTGTTGAGTTTTTAGTGACGCGAGTTCCCATTTATTAATATCTCTTAAGATAATTAATTGCGGCTTGTAAATGCTCTATACTGTCGCCAAGTTTCCCCATACCAGAATTGCAATTACTGCAAAGCAATCCACGAGTTTTATTTGTTATGTGGCAATGATCGATTGAAAGTCTGCGGACATAATCATTTCTAGGATCTTTGCATGTTTCTATTTTTAGACAAATAGCACACTTATTATCTTGTACTGCAAGCATTTCGTTATATTGTTCGAATGTAATGCCCCGTTTTTTTAGAATTTCTCCAAAGCGTTTATTATAAGGTCTTTGTTTATAACCTTTTTTAAATGCTTCTTTATACTTTTCCTTGTTAATTAATCTATCGTTTCTAGCCCAAGCATTTTTTTTATCACGATTTTCTTTACCATAATTTATGGCATATAAGAGTCTTTTTTCTTTATGCTTTTGATAAGCCTGGGCATTTTTTAAAGCGGTACATTCTTTGCAACGATAATATTTCGTATCTTGCCAAACTTGTTCTAACGTAAGTTCGCCATGTTTTTTACAGATTTTATAAATTTTCATGCAAGTATTATACATTTAATATCCACTCGTTGTAAATCCCCTGCCTATATTAGCGGCCGCATAATTTATACCAACTGCTCTACCTAACACAGAAATACGTCGACCACTTAAGTCGACTGTTTCCGCATCTTTAATTAATCTTTGGCGGTAAATGTTTAATTGATTCGTAACTCTATCTGGTGTTTCCATATTAAACATCTGGCATATTCTGTCAGCTAATGAATACATCCAAAAATCAGTCCAAAATCCGTCCATTGCATAATAAGTATTGATATAAACGCCCTGGTCTAGTGGAAAATTAGAAAAGTTTAAGCTGTTTGCAGCAACTATGCCGTTGGTTTTTACTTGAATATTAGGGCCATATTCAGATTGCAATGTGAATTGCGTGCCTTGAATAGATGCAGTCACATATTGAATTAAAGGCGTTGTGCCGGTGCCATCTACGGTACCCGTGTTTATATAATTAACCAAGGCTTGGATAGCTGCTGTGCCACCCACCGTTGTATATGTACCCTGCAAATCTACATCATTTATGACTAGCTGGCGCTCTAGTAAAGTAAATGTGGTAGCATTTGACTGAATTGAATCGCCCAAGTTTGCAGTTGCCGCGTGCAAGTCCTGATTCAAATCCGCAAAATTTACATACATGTTTCCAACAATTTGTATAACGTACGGCTCTTGCGGATAGAAATATACAAATAAATTTACACCATGCGGCGCACGCTCATAAGTGTACGATAGAGGCAATGCAGAAATATTATTAGCTCGCGGCAATCCAAAATATGCCTTACGAGAAATATATTTCATCTCATAGCGAATTGCTTGAATGAAAAACACGCACGACTGAATATCTAGCAAATTGCGCAGGTAATACTTTTCTTGGCCTGGCACGCCATTGAACTCATAGTATGTGGTTATATACGGTATTGCACCATAATCTAACCCAGTATCTGCTAATAACTGATTAAACCATTCAAGGCCATCATTTAACTGATAGCCTTGAATCTCCTCAAACTCTCTCGATACTAACGACGATAGCTTATATGCATCAGTGATTAACTTGGTAACGCTGTAGGCCATTTTGGTTTGCCCCCATAGTTAACCCAATCATAGATTTAACTGATAGCCTGCTATCGTAAATGCTACAGTATCACTGGCTGATGTTGTCTTGTAATCGATTTCGACAACTGAAGGCACAGCCGTATTAAATGCAGTTGGCACCATAACCTGCGCAGTGTTAGCAACTGTAGTGGAGAAGGCTGTAACCTCAGCAACGTAACCCCCTGATGTATTTCCATAAGGTGCTAAAAATACTTTATCGCCAATAGCATTACCAGTAATGGATGCATTCACGAGTACATTTTCTACAGCTTGCGGAACTATCCCTAGCAGCGCACCAATTGTAGTATAAGTGGTTGATCCAGTAGTGGGGCTAGAGCCAGGAGCGACTGGAGTGCTAAAATATACTAATCTACTAGCGCCATTGCCAACTACGGTAAAGGGTAGTAAATTTTTACTGCCGTCAGTTGAAACCAAACCTAATAAACGCCAGCAATCGTAAACATATACACCACCATCAGAACTACGTCCTGTTGGTAGGGTCGGCCCTGTAGCGCTTAACGACATAATTGCGCTGCCAGATAAGCCACCTGTAGAGCAACCAATTGCGTATACATAATAAGTCGAGCTTGCAGCAATAGTTCCAACATCCAAACCACCAGCGCCACTAAGAGCGGTATTAACAGTTACGGCGTTAGATATTTCAGGAGCTAATTGCTTGTTGCTCTGATTTGCCCATGAATATCTATTGCCACCCATTATGATGTCAAAAGTATTAGTAGAGTCGCGACATTGGCCCTCTGCCACAGAGAATGTAGCAGCGGTCAAATACGATAGTAACAAGCCCTGAATCCATAGGTACCCAAGGCTTGAAACTGGTGAGAACGGCATTAGATTGCCAGTGCCGCTAGTATCTCCAACAGTTGTCATTTTAATCTCCTAAAAATCGTTAATCCAATGCATAAATATCTCGTTACAACCCACGGTTATGGTGGGAACAAAATAGCTGACGCATATTCTTGCGTTAGGAAACTGCCCCATATCGCATCATGCACAAACCCTTGTTGATTTTGTCCGAGCACAGTACCCCAGTACAAACGCATACTAATACCAGAATCTGGATCGTGTGATACGCCGGTATCGAACGGTCTTTGATCTGGTAGTTTAGGCAGTGCAACCATTAAAGGATTACCGGCCATAATCACGCCAGCACGATGAGATCCCATTACAGCAACCTGCATACCAGCAACGATTGGTCCGCTGATATTTTGTGCGTCGCCATTTGCTGACATTACAGGTCCGACAACTAATGGAGGGTAGATGTTCACAGTTACATCGTTAGAACCATTGCTTGCTGCGTTGGCTGTTGCTTGGAACTGAACTGGCGATACCGATGGATGATGGCCAATAAATGTCAGATAACGCAGCTTTTGATAGCCGGTCGTATCTTGAATTTGAAACTTATCATACTGAGCGATAGAGTCTGGATCATTAGCATCTGTCGTGCCGGAGAATGTGATTGCAGTGATTGCGCCTGTAGAATCTGTTGTTACAGATACAACTGTCAACACATTGCCTTCTTGTCCTTCGGTGCCAGCAGTATGCAATGGCAATAAGTTAGATTCAAAGAAGTCGCAATCTGATTGTCTGCCAAACTGCCAAGAAATTGCAGTTTCATCGTTGCGCTCTGGCACGTATTGATTTAAACCAGAACCTACGATATCAGGCACTACATAGTCAGGAATAATACATTTTGTCATGTTGCTTGCAGCGCCGAATGTTCTGTGCAGAACGAGGGCTTTTGCAATCTGATTATATGTGGAGACGGGATTTACACCATCGCCATAAAATCTAAAAGTGTTAGATACGAAGTTGAAACCGACGTCAATTTCGATGCGTGCGGCTAGTTCTTTAGACGCAGACTCACCGAAGATTTCCATGTAGTTTTCAACATTAAAAATCATTTGCTGGGCGGTGAAATTGTACGATACGTTGCGAGCGCGGTTGACTGCGAGAGTTGCAGCGCGTTGTACAGATGAACCCCACGTTACAATCAAGCCTTCCGCAGATACAAATCTTGGTGGTTTGTCGTAAGTGACTGTGTCGCCCAAATTTGCAATCTTTTGTTCGAAATCGATGAATTTAGTATTGGCATTTCGCACAATACACATCTGGTTTACAAGATAGCCTAAGTTGGCCTCTTGGTAGGTTATAACCTGTTCTAAAATATTGACTGGTACGGTACCGCTCATATTGTATTCTCCATCATTGGATATTCAGTAACGGTAAATTAGCGCTTGTTACGGTAAAATTTCTTCCAGTCCGTTACAGTGCGTTTACTATTATCTGTTCCCGCAGTTGATGCTCTAACGCCTGTCAGGGGCTTGATGGGGCTTACATGATTAGCTTTGGCTTTAGCGTTATCTTTCAAAGATTTAGAAAGGTCTTTTAACTCTTCAAAAGCATAAGCTGGATCTCGCCTTACTAATTCAGAGAGATGCGAGAGCCTCATAGAATCTTTATTTAGCTCGTACATCACTTCTGGAATGTTGTCCAATTGCGACACCATCACAGTAATTTCAGGAAATTTCACAGGATTGAATCGCTTAGTAACTTTTTCAAAGTCCTCGTGAACTTCGCTGCCGCGCTTCATTTCTTGGTCAAACTTGCCCGTCAACTCATTCACTTGCCTAAGCTGCTCAGCTCGTAGCGCTTCTTTTTGCTGATTTACAAGCTCTTGCTTTACAAGCTCCGACATGTCCTGGCCACCCTGCGGCGCACCATTACCTGCGTTACCAGTATTCTGAGATTGTTGGCCACCGCCTTGAATCCCTGCAATTTGTTGCTGCAATTCGGCAATTTGATTTGCTTGCTGCTCTAGTTGCTGGCGAGCACGAGACTCACCATCCAATCTTGCGCCACTGACAATTTCATTAACCTTTGATTGTGGAACCATTGGTTCTTGAGCTTGTGCGGCCTGTGCACTTCCCTGTGCCATGTCTGCTGCTGACATATATAGAACTCCTTTTCACTTATACCCGGGTGAGACGGTTGCGCCATGCTAACGTGCAAGTAACGGGGCCATTTACCTCCTACCCATGAGTTGCGCCCTGATATAATCAGGTAATTTAACATATAGAAGAATGATGCATAAATGTCAATGATAAAA